AGGTACACCGAATAGTACACCGAAAGAATGCTTTGATATGCTTATTTTTGCTATGTACCAAAATAAAAAATCGCCGTAAATTGTTAGTTTACAGGAATTTTCTTTGTTTTGCAATTCTTTCCAGCGGAGAGACAGGCACTAAAACCCGCAATCCTTTCTGATGTCAGAAAATGCCAAAAACCTAACACACAGGGTTTTTCATTTTTATTGTGGTGTTTTATAGTGCCACACAATGCCATTTCGCCCCTTTTAATTCGTGTACATTTTCGTGTACGCCGTTTTTCTTTACTTATTTTCGTGTACACCGGACTTTATAAATTGTTGAAGCGTTCCATCGCTTTTGCTTTCAATTCGTCAACGATTGCCATATAAGGTTTCATTGCTTTCATATCTGAATGCCCCGTCCATTTCATAATCACCTCGGATGGGATGCCAAGTTGTAAAGCCGTGACTACAAAAGTACGCCGACCGCAATGTGTTGTAAGCAACTCCCACTTGGGAAATACTTGTTCGTGTCGTTCGTGTCCTTGAAAGTACACGATTCGTGTCGGTTCGTCAATTCCGCAAACTTGCCCCATAACTTTCAATTGTGCGTTCATCTTGACGTTGGAGATTACAGGCAACGCCAAATCGCCTTTGATGTTGTCATTCTTGTATTTGTCAAGGATGGCTTGTGCGTGGTCGTTGAGTTCGATGCGCAATCCGTCATGCGTCTTTTGTGTGACCACATCAAAGAATCCATCCTTGATGTCGGTGCGTTTCAGCTTTGCAACGTCCGAATATCGCAATCCGGTGAAGCAGCAGAACAAGAACACATCGCGCACACGCGCAAGGCTTTGTTGTGTCGCGGCAAATTCCCATGATTCAAGGCGTGATATTTCGTCACGGGTTAAATATATGATTTCCTTGTTCCCGTCAACGCCTTTCATCTTTGGTTTGAATGTTTCATGCAAGTTGCCTTGATAATATCCTTTTTGATGCGCCCAGCGCAAAAACCACCGGAAGAACGCAAGATTCTTGGCAATGGTCGTGTTGCGCATATCCTTTCGCAATAGCGCGTCAACATACCCTTGCATCTTTTGTTCGGTCAACGATGGAAACGACAACTTGGCATCATACGTTGCGATATGATGCCGGAGGGCGGCGAACTTTTCAAACGTCCCGTCCGTCCATTGGTTTTTCTTGCCCATTTCGCGCGTGAACATATCGAACACATTGAAGAAGTTTTCATCCGGTGATGGCAATGTGTCGTTCAATTGCGTTTTGCGCCCGACCATATCATTGAACAAGTCTTTGATTTCGCCCGGTGTCGGCACGCGCTTTTCAATGAGTTCGTAACGCGCAAAGATTTCGTTGCAAACGGATGTCCATTCGTCAATGGTTCGGTTGATGTCATCGCACACCGGACACGATGGCAACGCGCGCATGGTGTCGGCATTCCAATCGGCGGCATCAACGTTTTGCCGCAACGGGAAATCCAACGGGCGTTCGCCATGCAACGTGACGCGCATCCGGATGGCAAGATTTGTCGTTTGCCCGGCGGCGCGCTTGTGCAACAAGAACTTTATTCCTTTTTTGATGTGCATTTTGATGAATCTTTTTTTGTTAGCATATCACCAACACCCAGCAGCAGCCACGCCGGATTCACGCCGCCATCCTTGCAGATTGCCGAAAGCGCGTCCAAATCAATGACCCGGTACGTCATCGCGTCCGTTCCCATTGTATTGCGCAGCAAAGAATATTTGGTGCGATTGAAATTGTGGTCGCGGCAAAAGCCTTTCAACCCGGTAATCTTGCCGGATTGAATCGCCAATTCAAGGGCTTGGAAAAAGCGCGCTTGGATTGCATTTGCTTGTGGGTTGATGTATTTTTTCATTTGCTTGTTCGCTTGACTTTTATTGTTTGATTCTGATTCGCGGTTTTACCTATTATATATAAGGTGGCGTTTTCGTTTATGGCAAAGTCAAATTTGATGGTCAAATCCCATCCGCGCGGTTCTTTGATTTCCGCCGTGCGTGTTCCGGGATTGTACGTCCATTCCCCTTGTGTCAAGATTTCCTTTTCCCCGTCCTTGATTTGATATTTCGTGAACGCGTCCGGGCGTGCAAATTCATAAACGCAACCCGTGCCGGATATGTCCACAAAGTAACCATCGGAACATTTATAAGCATATTCCGTCCATGTGCCGGATATGTCCGACAATACAACTTGCGGTTCATCATCATCGCCATCATCGTTCAAGGATGATGAACAAGAACAAGCCAAGTTCACCAGCATCAAGGCGAACGCCAACCATATATATTTCACCTTTCGCATAATGCCATTTTCTTTTTGTAGTTATCAACCATTTGCGTGAACAATGCTTTGTCCACGTCCGTTTCCGTTTCGCCTTTCAGCGAAGCCAATTCCAACGCATCAAAGATTTCATTCGGCATAACCGAATAATAAGACGGGTTGCCGTAATAATCGGCGACCTTGATTTTTATTGCATCCATATCATTGTTGTTTTGTTAGATTGTCAATTATAGCCAACAGGCGGTCAATGTGCGCTTGCGCGTTCTGCAAAGATGTTTCCTTTGCCGCAAGCAATTCAACCAGCTTGGAGAGTTCGGCAGTAAACCCGGCGTTTCCGCCTTGGATGTTATTGTTGCCCATCACGTTCGTTTGTTCAACGTTTCCGCCGAAATACGTTTGCGGTTTCAAGCCACGCAATAATGCGTGCTTACTTTCGGGAATTGTCGTGCCGGATTCCCAATTTTGAACCGTCCTTTCACTTACACCAAGCCTTTTTGCAAGTTCGGCTTGCGTAACGCCCAAATGTGCGCGAATTTCCTTAATATCTAAATCGTTCATAATCAATAACTTATTCAAATGAAACACTTTTTAACACGCATAAAGCGAAAATTTATCACGAAATATTGCGTGATTTCGCGAAACATTGCGTATCTTTGCAAACGTAAACGGGAAACATTGCAAAGGTAAAGCAAAAATGAACGCAAAACAATAGCAAATTTACGTCATTTTTCGCGAAACACCAGCAAGAACCCCGAAATATTAACAAAATAAAACTTTCGCAACAATGAAAAAAGAAACATTACAGGCGCGCATCGAAAAGCACCTTTACACAAAGTCCGGCAAACTTGCACGGAAATACGAAGAAGTGATTGAATTGCTTAACAATCCCAACCGTATAATGCGCCCGATATGGTGGCGTGGCAAGGGCGATTCATTGCATGATAGCCATGAAAGCCTTGAATATGGTTTGGCAGTCATCGGAGTTGATTACACAACCGGGAACGATGCACCCCGTGGCGGAATGAACGGATATTTCGTCAAATTGACCGCAAAGGGTAAACGCCAAGTAAGAGAGTTCGCAAATAAATAGTAAACCGGGGTGGCACGCCAACCCCATTAAATACTTTCGCAACAATGACAATCCAAGAATTTCAATCAAGAACACAAGTTTCGGTGGATGTTTCCGAATTTGAATCCATCACCACGGTGTATATGCAATCCGATGTTGACAAGGACACATTTTGCAAGATGTGGCGCAAGATGAACGCAACACGCGTGATGGCTGCAAAGGAGCAAGCCAAGAAGCAACAAACCATTGACAAGGTGTTTTTAATGGTGATGACAAATCCGGAATGGACGGACGTTGAACATTACAACGACATCGCCGTTGTCGTTTTATCCAGCAAGGACAAATCCTTGATTGAATCAATCGGCATTTCGCTTGAAAGCGAACCGGACAACAACGGATTCCGTCATTTCAAAAGATTTAGTGAATTGCGTCCGGAAATCAACGCATTCTTGAAAAACGCATAATAATCACGGGCGGTTCACGCCGCCCATAAATCACATATATATGAGTAAAGAACAATTTTCATTCAACAAAGGATGGTTGCAGTTACGCCAAGGCGATATTGCAGCGTGCCGCAAAGAATTGATGGTCGTGTTCAACGTGACAACACGCGCCGCGTTCTTGCAGCGATTGAAAGGCAACGTCATCCCGAACGTGCTTGAAGCGCACAACGTGGAAAAGGTGTTTGCCAAGTATGGCATCAAAGACGTGTGGGGGGCTTGATTATGGATGCCGTGAAACTTACCAAACGCGAATCCGAAATTGCGGAATTGTTCGCATGGGGCGCAAGCAAAAAGGAAATTGCAAATCGCCTGTTTATTTCGGAACGAACCGTTGAGAACCATGCCCGGCGAATCTTTGAGAAAACCGGATGTTCAAAGGTCAACGAGCTATCCGCGTGGTGGTTTTGCACAACATTCCACATATCATTCAGCTTGTCGCCCATCAAACGCAAGTTCATCGCGCTTTGTTTCCTTGCGATGCTTATGCCAACGATATTCAACAACGACAATGTGATTGTAAGAGTGCGAACCGCACGATGCAGAACAACCCGCGTTCAACGTTCACGCCGTGACAACGACAATGGAACGGCAGATTTTCAAATCTTATAAATACGCATAATATGGAAAAGTTTAATTCAGCAATTCAATTGGTGTTCGCCGCGTTCATCGTCCTGTTTGGATTTGGCACAATGATTCTTTGCATCATCGCCGGAAGTGATTTCTTCTATATCATCATGTTTGCGTTGATGGGAATCATCGGACGCGCAATGTTCCGGGTTTTGCTTAAAGAATACAAGGAAGCGAAATGATGGAGATTACAAGCGACACACGAATCATTGATTTAACCGTTGGGCAACTGATGGATTTGTTCGCCAAGGCGCAAGCACCAGCGACACAAGCGCAACCGAAAGAAGAAAAACGCCTTGTGTATGGTATCGCCGGAATCGCACAAATATTCAATTGCAGCATGACAACGGCAAACCGAATCAAAGCATCCGGGCGAATAAATGACGCGATAACCCAGCATGGGCGCATCATCGTTGTGGATGCCAACAAAGCGTTACAATTATTCAACAATAAATAATATCGCAACAATGAAACAAGTAACATTGAAATCCATCACCTTTTGCAATTTCAAAGGTGAACAGGAACGGACAACGACATTCAATCCGGATGTCACGACCATTTCCGGCGGAAACGGACTTGGCAAGTCAAGACATTTTGACGCGTTCATTTGGCTTTTGTTCGGCAAGGACGCGCACGACCGCAAGGATTACGAAATCAAAACCCGTGTCAACGGCGAAGAATTGCACAAGTGCGAATGCAGCGTGACGGGTGTCATCATCGTGGATGGTGAAGAAATCACCTTGAAGCGCGCTTTCGTTGAAGATTGGGTAAAGCCACGCGGACAGGTTGAACAGGTGTACAAGGGCAACCACACGGAATGTTGGTGGAACGAAACCCCGGTCAATGTCGGCGAATATGACAAGCGCATCCAAGCCATCGTTGATTCATCCGTTTTCAAGATGATAACCAATCCGGCGTTCTTTGTCGGCATGAAGTGGCAATTGCAGCGTGAACAATTATTCCAGCTTGCCGGAAGTGTGACCGATGAAGAAATCGCCGCGGACAACCCCGATTTTGTCAAGTTGTTGGATGCCATATCCGGCAAGTCGCTTGCGGACTACAAAAAGGAAATGGCAGCGCGCAAGAAACGCTTGAACGAGGAATTGAAGCAGATTCAACCGCGTATTGACCAAACGCACAAGATGATGCCCGAACCGGAAGATTTCGCCGCCCTTGAATCCCAGCTTGCCGACATTGACAAGGATATCGCCGACACCGACAACGCGATTGCAGATGTGAACAAGGCGATTCGCAAGCAATATGAAGCGGAACAAGCAAAGCAAGCCCGCGTGAACGAGTTGACCACACAGGCGCAACAAGTAGTGTTTGACGCAAAGACAAAGGCACAGGATGCCGCGTTTGAAGCCAACGCACAACGCCGCGAGATTGCCAACGAAATCAAGACGTTGCAATCACAACTTGACGCGAACAAGCGCAATTGCGCCACAATACAAGTTGACATCGCCCGCATCCATCGTGACATTGACAAGTGCAAGGGAGAACAAGACACGTTGCGCGAAACATGGCACAAGGAGAACGCCAAGGACTATTCCGGCGAAACAACTTGCCCACATTGCGGACAAGCATTGCCGGATGATATGATTGCGAAAGCAAAGGACGTTTTCGATAAAGCCAAGATGGGCAAGTTGACCGACATCACGAACAAGGGAAAGCACCTTGGCGAAAAGATTGCGCAACTTGAAGCGGATGCAGCCGAAAAGCAAAAGTCCGTTGATGCGTATCGCGAGGAAAACAACGATTTGGATTCGCGCATCAAAACCGCACAAGCAACGCTTGAAACCTTACCGGAAAAGGCGACCGCCGAAGTTGTCCCCGATAATATCCCGGAATGGGTGAAACTGCAAAAGCAGATTGCCGACATCAAGGCGACCATCACAACCGACAACACGGGCGTTGACACAAGCGCGTTGCAAGCATCCAAGAAAGAATGGATGACCAAGCGCAACGATGTTTCAACCCGTCTTGCCAAGCGTGGCGCAATCGAAAGATGCAACAACGAGATTGCCGACCTTGAAGCGCATGGAAAGGAAGTCGCCCAGCAAATCGCCGACATCGAACGCGAAGAATACACGGTTGAACAATTCAACAAGACAAAGGTTTTGGAATGCGAAAAGCGCATCAACGCCAAGTTCCATTTCGTGACTTTCCGGTTGTTCGATTATACCTTGGATGGCAATCCGGTTGAAACGTGCATCCCATTATGTAATGGCGTTCCGTATGGCAGCGCAAACACCGCAAGCCAAGTGAATGCCGGACTTGACATCATCAACGCTTTGTGCGCGTTCTATGGTGTATGTGCGCCGATATTCATTGACAACCGCGAATCGGTGAATGAAATAATCCCGGTTCAATCACAAGTTATAAACCTTGTCGTGACAAACGACAATAAATTAACAATACAATGAACGAATTACAAAAACCGAATGGTGGCGCGGTCGTAATGCAGCCAGCCACAACAACGCCGGCGTTCAATTTCTTTGACCCGGTACAATTTGAAACCATGCAACGTGTTTGCAGTTTCTTCGCATCATCCGACCTTGTTCCGGAGAATTACAAGGCGACTTTGAAGCCTATCCCGCCCGGAGCAAATGAAGAAACCATCAAGGCTATAAGGGCTGAAAACACGGCAATCAAAACCAAGGCAATTGCAAATTGCATGATTGCCGTTGAGGTGGCAACGCGCATTGGCGCAAGCCCGTTGATGGTTATGCAGAACATGGCGGTGATTTATGGTCGCCCATCATGGTCATCCAAGTTCTTAATTGCAACCGTCAATTCGTGCGGTCGCTTTGAACCATTACAATTCCGTTTCACGGATAAGGGCGCATTGGGAATGGTTGATTACACCGAATATGTTTGGAATCAGCAAAAGCGTTGCAAAGACCCCGTAAAGAAACAATTCGATGGAAAGAACATCCGCGAAATCGAATGTGTTGCATACACAACCAAACGCGGTTCGGACGGGATTTTGGAATCATCCCCGGTTTCAATCCGGCTTGCGATTCAAGAGGGTTGGTACACAAAAAGCGGTTCAAAGTGGCAAACGATGACAAAGCAAATGTTGATGTACCGCGCCGCGTCCATGTGGACAAACGCTTATGCGCCGGAACTTTCGATGGGTATGCGTACCGTTGAGGAACAACAGGACATTTACACCGAATATGAGGATGTAACCGCAAGTGAAGTTTCCGCCGAAAAGGAAGCAAATGCGAACAAGAAACGCATTTCACTTGGTACGGGAAGCGAAAAGCCGGAAACAGGCGAAATAAGCCACGATAATAACGCGGCAAAGGAAACGCCCACCAACAACGCAAAAGTGGCGGAAAACGCAAACAACGCCCCAAATCCGGGGTTTTAATCACTTAAACCGAAAGGCAAATGGAATTGAAAATATTGGGTTCATCCAGCAAGGGCAATTGTTACTTGCTTGACAACGGCAAGGAAGCGTTGATGATTGAATGTGGAATCGCTTTCAAGAACGTACAAAAGGCGGTTGATTTCGACATCACACGAATCAAGGCTTGCATCATATCGCACGAACACGGCGACCATGCAAAGCACGTCAAATGTTGCCTTGATGCCATGATTCCTTGCTATATGTCGGACGGGACAAGAAACGCCCTTGGGTTAGCATCGCACCCATTGGCACACGCCATGACCGAAAACGTGTTGCACAAGATAGGAAATTTCGGTGTTTTGCCATTTGACACCGAACACGATGCCGCCCAGCCTTTCGGGTATCTGATAGCACATCCCGAATGTGGCACGGTGTTATTCGCAACCGACACATATTATCTGCAATACACGTTCGATGGTTTGAACAACATTCTTATTGAATGCAACTATCGCCAAGACATCTTGGATGCCAACGTGGAAGCCGGGCTAATTCCGGCAAAGTTGCGGGCAAGAACGATGAAAAGCCATTGCAGCTTTGAAACGTGCAAGGAAATATTGCAAGCGAACGACCTTTCAGAAGTCCACAACATCGTGTTGATTCACCTTTCCGATGGCAATTCAAACGCCGTTGAGTTCCAGCAAGGAATCGCGGATTTGACACACAAGGTTGTCACCGTTGCCCGTTCGGGAATGACTATCAATTTCAACAAGCCACCATTTTAACAACAAAGAAAAATGAAAAAGTACATTATCAAAAACGCGGATGGAAGCGAGCAAAGCGAAATGCAAGCCATCCACAAATCACGCAAAGAAGCCGGGGAAACCTTGATGGACTACATTTGCGACCACAACGAAGATTTGGACGTTGACGATGACGATTATTTGTCGCCGTTTGATTTCGCCCTTGAAGAAGTTGAATGCACGGAAGTGAACGAAGTTATCACGGACTTTGAGAGCGCAAGAAAAGCCCTTGGCGGCAAGCCGAACGCGGACTTTACCGTTGCAAAGAAGATTCTTTCCGGAAACGTTGTCCAGCTTGAAGATGTCGCAAGACTTGTGACCGACATCAACCCCAAGCACATTGAAGCGTTGATTTCCTTAAACAAGTTGTTCACCATCGCACAGGCATGGAACAAGGAAGATGGATTTGTACCCGATTTCTCGGATTGGAATCAAAACAAGTGGTTTCCTTGGTTCGTGTATGACAAGGATGCTGCGGGGTTCGTGTGCGCGGTTACGTTTAGCACGCCTGCGTATGCGGATGCGAATTTCGGTTCTCGGCTTTGCTTCAAATCGTCCGCGCGCGCCGCGCAATTCGGCAAGCAATTCGCCGACCTTTACAACAAGGTTTTCTTGTAACGTGTTTCACTATAAAACAAAGTAACAATGAACAACAAGACAATGGGCAAGGATATTGCCAACCCAATCCAGCGTGAACAGTTCATAAAGGACAACGCGGATGCGTGTGAGAACAAGGGTTACATGAAAGCGTACACCCCGGAAGAACTGCAAGGACACAAAGAGAAACTTGCGAACGTTTCCATTGAGATTTCCGAAATCGAGAACGAGATTAAGGAAATCAAAAAGGAGTACGCCGAACGCTTGAAGCCCTTGAAAGAGGCACGCGAAAACATGGTTTCCAACATCAAGGCGAAAGCAGAATATGTGAACGAAGTTTGTTATCGTTTCACCGACCGCGATGCCAAGATGACGGAGTATTACAACCGCGATGGCGACCTTGTGGAAATGCGCCCGGCAACCGCCGAAGAGTTGCAGCCAACACTATTTATGAACGCACAATATATGAACACCGCCGCCGTAAAGGATGGCACAAACGATTAAAATATGAACAACGAGAAAATGAACATCAATCTTGCACCGGGAATGAATGAAATCATCATCCGCGAGGGTGCAGCACCAAAGGTTCTTGACCCGAAAGCCCCGGTCAAGATGAACATCAACGGAACAATCGGCGCGCCCGTGGAGTTCTTGAAGAAGCGTATCAACGCCGGACAATTTGAGCAGAAGAATTGCCACATCATCGTTGACCGCGAGAAAATCACCATCGAACTTGTGGTGAACGAATCCGATGAATACACACGCGGCACAATCAAGGGAACATTGCAGTTCCATCCCAAGTTCATTGAATTTGGCATCAACACGGGCAAGGTGTGGTCGCCGTTTGACTTTTCGATGTTCTGCAAGATGAACCGCGCGTTCTTTGCAGACAAGAACGTGAACATGACCTTGGTTTCGGCGTGCAAGAATTTCACGGCAACCGTGAACAATGCAATCGAAAGAAGCATCAAGGAGAACGGCGACCGAACGGACAATTTCGCCCAAGTGGTCAATTCCAACTTGCCGGAATCGTTCACGCTTTCAATCCCTGTTTTCAAGGGTGGCGACAAGGAGAACTTGGAGGTGGAAACATTCGCCAAGATTGACGGACGCAACGTTGCATTCGTGTTGATGTCGCCGGGTGCGGAAGAAACGCTTGAAACATTGCGCGACACCGCGATTGACAAGGAACTTGAAGCAATCAAGGAGATTGCCCCGGAAATCGCAATCATCGAAATCTAACAACAAGGCAATCCCGCCGCCTTTCCATCCGGTCGGGTGGCGGGAAAGCCATTAAAACGCATTCAGCATGAAAGATTCATATTATTTCCAGCATGACTACAACGCGCGAAACGACCCCAAGTTGCAAGACGTGTTGATTGAATTGGGCGTTGAGGGCATCGGCATTTATTGGTGTATCATCGAACAACTATATGAGCAAGGCGGAACGTTGCCGTTGCGTTACTGCAAAAGCATTGCATTTGCATTGCATGTGGATTACAAGACCGTTGAACGACTTGTGAACAATTACGGATTATTCGCCAATGATGGTGAAAATATGTGGTCGGATAGTGTTTTGAAGCGTTTAGACAAGCGAAAGGATATTTCCGACAAGCGCAAGCAAGCGGCAATCGCAAGATGGCGACAAAGCCTTAACAATCAACGGCAAACGACAATTCGAGATGGTAATGAAGAAACGTCCGGAGATACACAAGCAATACAAATGCAAAGCACAAGCAATGCAAATGCAGAACATAAAGAAAAGGAAAGAAAAGAAAAGAATAATATATCTACTAACGTAGATACGTCAACTTTCGTTGACGCGCCGGGGCAAAAAAGGGAAATTTCGGTTGATTATTCAAGATTGTTGGCATTATGGAAAGAACAATGCCCGTCATTCCCACAACCGCGTTCCCTTGCTGATGATGACAAACGCAAGATTCGGCAAAGGTTCGGCGAAATGATGACCGCAAAAGACCCGGAAACGGCATACCAGCGCATCAAGACGATATTCCAAACCGTCAACGCGTCCGATTTCTGCAAAAAAGGCAAATGGTGTACATTCCGATGGATATTCACGAACGCGACCAATTGGCGCAAGGTTGAAGATGGCAACTATATAGACCGCCCCGGCGGAAACAATAAAAGAGCAAACGAAGAATGGTGAACAACGAGAACAAGAAACCGACAATGCCAAGCATCGAACAGGTGTTGAACGCGATTCGGCAACGCGATATGTTTTCCGGATTCCAGCGTTACCAATACACGAAGCCGGGTTGGTACGACCTTGACAACGCGATGAAGATAATTGAAGCAATCGGAAAAAGCCGGAATCCGGCGTTCGTCATTGACGATGAAAACCGATTCGCATTTGAGAATTTTATCAAATGGGCGCATTGCGACACGTCAATGAAGTGTCTTGACCCTGTATCGGGACAAGTCATCCCCGGCAGACTGAAACGCGGAATCTATATCGCCGGAAACACCGGAACGGGCAAAACGTGGTGCATGGAAATCATGCAAGCGTACATCCAAGCCATCGGAATCAAGGTTTTATGGCATACCGACAACGACCCGCGCCCGTTGTATTGGCGCACAATACGCGCCGATGGTTTGTGTGACGTGTGGGCGGAATCCGGCAACATTCAGCAATACAAGACCGCGCCGATGCTTGCCATTCAAGACCTTGGCAACGAACCGCCGGAAACGCTTTACATGGGCAACCGTCTTGATGTGGTGCGTTACGTCATCGAATACCGGGGTGATATGCACGCCGAAATGACTTTCATCACATCGAATTTGAGGATGGGCGGCGAAATCCTCAAAGAACGGTATGGCGACCGCGTATCAAGCCGATTGCAAGAAATGTGCAACTATCTTGTGATAAAGGGCAAAGACCGCCGCAAACTTTGATTTGGATTACTAACAATGAAAATTTACAATTATGAATGAAATCATCCAATCAAGCGTTTACAAAACGCAAAAGGGAACGCCCGTGACCGATTCCGTCAAGGTTGCACAGGTGTTCGGCAAGATGCACAAGAACATAATGAAGTCCATCCGCAACATCATGGGGTCGGCTCAAAATTTAGCCAACGAACATTGGTTTGCCGAAACCACATACACGGATGCGCAAGGGAAGCGACAACCCATGTTCTTGATGAACCGCGATGGCTTTTCCTTGCTTACGATGTCATTGACCGGAGAAAAGGCGATGGCGTTCAAGGTGGCATTCATCAACGCATTCAACAAGATGGAGGAAACAATAAAGGGACTTGCGCCAGCATCCCCGGCGATTCCTCAAACGTTTGCACAGGCTTTGCGGCTTGCGGCGGAACAGGCGGAAACAATCGAAAGCCAACAAAAGCAGATTGAAGCGCAAGCCCCGAAAGTGGCATTCGCGACCGCCATCATCAATTCCCCGTCATCGTGCGGGATTGATGAACTTGCAAAGATTCTGAAACAAAACGGCGTGGATTTCGGGGAAATCCGGCTTTTCCAATGGTTGCGCGACAACGAATATTTGTGCAGCGTTGGAACGGCACGAAACCAGCCAACACAAAAAGCTCTTGACCTTGGCTTGTTTGAACTGAAACCGCAAACGTGGACAAACCCACGGACGGATGAAGTGATGACCACCACGCGAACGATGGTGACGGGAAAAGGCAAGGAATATTTCATCAACAAATTCATCTATAATGCAGAGAGGAAGAAAAGCCAATGAAAATTTATGTATCGGGCAAGATTTCGGGCTTGCCAATCGAAGAAGCAAAGCAACGGTTCGCCAATTCGCAAGCGTTGCTTGAATCAATCGGATTTGAAGTTGTGAACCCGTTGGAATTTGGGTTGTGTGACGAAAAGGCATCTTGGGAATCGCACATGGTCAAGGACATCGAATTGTTGTTTGGTTGTGATGCCATTTACATGATGGACAATTGGACGGGAAGCACGGGTGCTGGCATTGAATATGACATCGCCTTTCGTCTTGGCAAGGACATTTGGTTTGAATCCAGCTTTGCCCGTGACAACCGGAACGTGATGCGCATCCAAAACGCCATCCACGAAGTGATGGGTTTGAAGTTTTCGGATTATATCACGAAGTCGCGCAAACGTGATGGGTTTTATGCGCGCATGATATTCGTTCACCATTGCCGGGCAATGAAGATGAAGTTGACGAAGATTGCGCAATATGTACACCGCGACCATTCATCCATGTTGCACTTGTTGAAGAAGTACAACGATGATATGCGATTCAACCCGCCGTTTAGAGATTTGGCAACGAAAGTGAATGATATATTAAATAAAAGCAACAATGAATAAAGTTGAACTATTCAATGACCATTTTCAGAATTTCAAGGTTTATGGCATACCAAAGGCGCAATTGATTATTGCCGACCCGCCATATAACCTTGGAAAGAACGCATACGCCAGCAATCCATCGTGGTATGTTGACGGGGACAATAAGAATGGGGAATCGGACAAAGCCGGAAAGGAGTTTTTCGACACCGACAAGGACTTTCGCCCGGCGGAATTTATGCACTTTTGTTCGCAAATGCTTGTGAAAGAACCCAAATTATCCGGGAAAGCACCTTGCATGATTGTGTTTTGCGAGTTTGAACAACAGTTCAAATACATCGAACTTGGCAAGCAATACGGATTCAACCATTACATAAATCTTGTGTTCCGAAAGAACTTTTCCGCACAGGTATTGAAAGCCAATATGCGAATCGTTGGAAATTGCGAATATGGCGTGTTGCTTTATCGCGACAAGTTGCCAAAGTTCAACAATGATGCCGTTGGTGGCGGAATGGTGTTCAATTGCATTGATTGGGGACGTGACACGAAAACGCCAAAGGTGCATCCGACACAAAAGCCCGTGCCATTGCTGCAATACCTTATCCGCATATTCACCGACCCCGGCGATGTTGTCATTGACCCGTGCGCCGGGAGCGGTTCAACGCTTTTCGCCGCAAAGGAGCTTGGGCGGCGCGCATACGGATTTGAAATCAAAAAGGACTTTTTCAAGGCGGCACAAGAAAAGGTTTTGAGCCGCCCAATTCAAGCAAGTTTATTCTAAAATGAAATACGCAAGCATCCCCAAAAAATGTCAATCATGCGTATTCGTGGCGGACATAATACCGAAAGATAAATTCCGTAATACTTGGCATTGCGAATGTCTTGTCTTGAAAGAATTTCGTTTGAAGTGTAATAAATATAAAAACGTCAATAACAATGGAAACGAAGAAATGTGCAAAATGCGGTCAATATAAGCCCATCAATGCGTTTTCGCTTGCATACAAAGGTATTTGTAAGGATTGCCGAAACGAGATAGAAAGAGAAAGAAGAAGCGACAATGAATCATCCCGCCAGCAAGCGGACAATGCAAAATCAAATATTGATTGGGAAATGCGTCAATATAACCTTGCAAGTGATATGTTTTCGCGAATGATGGTTGCACTAAATGCGGATAATGAAAAGTGTGGTTTTCGTGCAGCAGTAAAGGACGCGGCTTTGAGTGAAGGCAAGTCCGAAACGAGGTACATTGCAGATGCGGCAATTGGTCAAGCATCCCATTTTGTTAGACGATATAAGGAGAAGTTAAACAATGAAGATAAGAACGGCAAGGAAGATTCTTAAAATATGGGATTGTCAAACGGACAAGCGTTTTTATGAATCCGATGACATCAAAGACGGAAAGAAATTCCGCCATTTCGCAAACCTTTACAGGAAAGCGAATGTAAGATGGAATAAGACGAACGACCCGCAAGCAAATGTAAGCATATTTAAGGCGATAATAAGAAACGCAAAATCATGCGAGCATTGCGCCCGTTATGAAGCCTTTCAAGCATACGGGAGAATGGTCGGACGTTGTGAACTTAGCGGCTATTACACGGAAAGCAACAATTGGTGTGGTGGCAAATATTTCCAAAAATCAAAAAGAAAGGATGGTGTGCAATGAAAACTTTATTCCTTGATGTCATGTTGAATGACCGATTTGTTTGCACGTTGAAATACAAGTTTTGTCCATTGTTCCCAATCGAACTTGGCGACTTGAAGAAGTTCATCGAAAGCAAACGCCCATCGTTAAAGGGCAAAGATTATCGAATCGCATTCTAATATTCGCAACAATGAAAACAACAAATGAAAGGATATTCGCCAACGACATAAAGATGTCATATTGGCAACAAGACAATTGCATGAGGTGCGCCAAGGCGGTATGGTACAACACCCAGCTTGGCAGATGCCCGAAATACAAATGCGCATTGCAACGCGACATGGAAGCGCAAGCAGCCGGGGACATGGAAATCAACGAAAGGTCATTCAACGCGTGCCACAACGCCAAGACTTGCCCTTTCATCAAGCCAAAGGAACAGGAATCCGCGCCGGGCGATGAAATCCTTGATTTCTCAAAGGGTGAATCCATGTTCAATGGAACAACCGTGTTCAATAAAATTGAACAAGCCCCGGAAATTGAACACGGACACGAAGAAAAGCCAATGGCAGCATCGGAACACAAGCCAACGCCGGAAGAACTGAAAGCGGCGGAAAAACGGATGTATGACACCATCTTTGAAAAGGAGATTGTGAACAACATCAATGGATTGTCACCGATGATGACGGAAAAGCAATTCAAGGAAAGTGTGCGCCATGATACCGATTGGATGATGAAAACATTCACGTTCAACGAAAACATGATGATTGCTTTCGTGCCATTAGTCATTTCGCATTTGGCGTGGGTGTATGCCGAAAAGGTGATGAAGTATTGCGCCGAACACAAGATTCCGGAAACCGTCAAGTTGTCCCGTGCCGTGAAGCACGTCCGCCAAGAATACGTTGATTCCTTGAAAAAGGATTTGGATGCAAGGCATATCCAGCGTATAGAAAAGCAGACGGAAGAATTTTTCAAGGAGTACACAAGCGATTTCACGATATTTTGGTATTGTGTCAATTCGCAGTATAAGAAGCAATTTCCGGGCGACATCTACAAGGACATGAAAACGGATGCGTTCCTTGGTGTCCTTATGTGCCGTTTCCTTGTTGACCACAACAAGCGCATGGACAAGATAATCGAATCCAAGATGGGATTTGCCCAAAGCATCAAAAACCCATACATGGACAAGTTGGAAACCTGTTTGGATGCGTATTGCGGAAACCAAGTCATCGAATGTGACACCAACATCAAGGCGTGCTTGAAAGTCCTTGAAAAGAACATCAACGAAATTGATTTTGAAATAACCGGGTAAGTTTAACACAATAAATTTTTTGAAAACATGAATTTCAACAAATTGGCAAAAGAATCCCATGCCAATGCCGTAAAGCATGGATTTTGGGAAAAGCGAGAGAGCAACGAACATTGTTTGATGCTTGTCGTTTCGGAGATTGGCGAAATGGTTGAAGCGCATCGAGCCGGGAAGCGCGCCAACCTTGAAGTGTACAATGATGGAACGTTCAACAGTAGCGAGAATTTCAAAGTTCTAATCAAGGACACCTTGGAAGATGAAATGGCGGACGTTGCAATTCGTCTTGGCGACCTTGCCGGAGCGTTGGGCGTGGACTTTGACAAGATGAATCCTTGCAAGTATCATCGCGCGTTTGACAAGTTCACATTCACGGAGAACGCATTTGCCTTGACCAAAGGTTTGTGCCGTGACATCATCGGCATTGAAAAGCGCATCCAATTCGGTTTGGAGTACGTCACCAAATGGGCGAAGTCCATCAACATTGATTTGGATTGGCACATTGACGAGAAAATGAAGTATAACGCAACGCGACCGCCGAAACACGGAAAAGCGTATTAACCAAGTGCAATGCAAATGCACAACAAAAGCATTGCTTATGCGGTATATCGTCATAACTGAAAACCCAATGACCGGGGAACGCACAACGGTTGAAACAAAGGATTTTGAATCCTTGCGGATTGACCAATCCCAAATCGTTGCCATCGTTGACAAGTCAGACCAGCAAGTGACTTATGACGGGGAAACGTGGTGCAGTTACGAAAAAGTATATAACACTTAATTCAAAAAATCATTATGTTACAAATTGAAGTAATCGGAAACATCGGCGCGGATGCCGAAATCAAGGAGTTTGGCGGCAAGAAATATGTGTCATTCAACGTGGCACATTCGGAACGCCGCAAGGATGCCAGCGGCACAACGGTTGAATCAACAACATGGGTGTCCGTTCTTTCGTTCGGCGATGGCGGCGGATTGACGCAGTATTTGAAGCGTGGCGCAAAGGTGTTTGTTCGCGGTCGTATGAGCGTGAAGCAATACCAAGACAAGAACAACCATTGGCAAGTTGCCGTGAACTGCAATGCAAGCGAAATCCAGCTTTGCGACATCAAGGGCAACGCCCAGCAGCACGGAAGCGGCAACAATGACCCGTTCACGTCAAATGACAATTGTCCATATTAAGCGATGAAGCATGAAAATGTCATCGCCATTGACCCGGACAAGGAAAAATCCGGCGTGGCGTTCCTCAAAATCAAGACAAGACAATTGGAGGTGACGAACCTTTCATTCCCTTTGTTGCTTGAATACTTGCAGCACGCGAAAGCGAAAAGGGATGAAACGGGCGAATCCTTGATTGTGGTCGTTGAAGCCGGATGGATGAACAAGAAGTCTTGTTTCCACGCCGCACAAGGCAAACAGGCGGAAAAGATTGCAAAGGATGTCGGCGCGAACCATGAAACCGGGCGCAAAATCATCGAAATGTGCGAACATTGGGGAATCGAAGTCTTGCCACACATCCCATTGTTGAAGTGTTGGAAAGGCAAAGACCGCAAGATAACACATGAGGAACTTGCATCATTCACGGGAATCATGGGAAGAACGAATCAAGACGCACGCGATGCCGCGTTGCTTGCGTGGACTTATGCCGGATTGCCCATCCGCATGAAAGCATAGGTGGATAACTTTTTGATAACTTAATTCGATAAAGGGTGTTTTATAATGAAACACCCTTTATCTTTGCATTGCATTTGCATAATATCAAAAAGTTACATATATGAAACCAATAAATTTCAAGCAATCCACAAAGGTATTGCAGAAGCCCGGCACGTTGTCGGATTCAGAGTGTGGCACGTTGCCCGTTTGGTGTGATGGCAAACAATGTGTGTCATGTTGGAAGCCATCAATCAAGGAAAGAATCAACATCTTGTTCGGCGGCAAGGTATGGTTGGGCGTAATGTCCGGAAAGACACAACCGCCCGTTTTCGTTGCCGGGGAACGTGTTTTTCAGAAAACGCCGTTTTTAGCCAATTTGAGGACGTTTTTTATTTCAGTTGGTGAAGTTATCGCGAAAGCGTGCAAAAGTCTTGCAGAAGCCGCCAAAATGCCCGACAAACGCAAGCATTACAAAGTTGGCGCGACAATAGGTTTGATTGTGGGCGTTATTTCCGCGTTTTATGTTGGTTTGACATGGGGCGCGTTGATTGGATTTATCGCCGGATGTATTGCCGGAGCAATCAAGGAATGGTGGGATTCAAAGGGACACGGAACGGTTGAATTGATGGATTTCGTATTCACCGCAATGGGTGCAGCGTCCGGCGCGTGCGTTTCCGTTCCTGTTATGATGTTGTTGCGCTTATTCATCCAGCTATGACGAAAATCATTGAAACCAACATCGAAAGTCTTGTGCCGGACAACAAGAATTTCAACAAGGGAACGGAATATGGCGACCGATTGATGGATGAATCATTGCGCAAATTCGGATTGGCACGTTCCATCGTTATTGACAAGAACAACCGCATCATCGCCGGAAACAAAACCGCAGAAAAAGCCGCCGACATTGGATTCACCGATGTTTTGGTGGTGGAGGTTGACGGAAACCAGCTTGTCGCGGTCAAGCGAAAAGACATTGACCTTGATTCCGCCAAGGGACGTGAACTTGCGCTTGCAGACAACGCCACAAGCAAAGCAAACCTTGCATGGGATGAATCCTTGATTGAAGAAGTTTCACAACAATGGGGTTTTGAACCGCAAGATTGGGGCGTTGATGTTTTCCAACAAGAAGAACCCGAACAGGAAGAACCATCCGGGAAAAAGGAAATATCAACCCGGTTGATTGTTGAATGTGGTGATGTCACCAAATTGTCCTTGTTATTTAGCGAACTGCAAGACCGTGGCTTTACGGTCGAACTGAAAGAGTGATTAAAGTGATAAAATTCAACTAAAAAAGGCAATTATGGCAAAGTACGGAAAAAAGATTGTTGACAAAATTGTTGGGCTTATCAAGTCGGACACATACACCATCGCCGAGATTTGCCGCCAAGTGGGAATAACACCAAAGACATTCCATCAATGGAAAGAAGAACATCCGGAGTTTGGGCAAATGATTGCGGATGCCAAAGATGAACGGATGCAATTTTTTGTGCAAGAAGCCAAGAAGTCATTGTTGAAGAAGATACAAGGGTATGACGTAACGGAAACAAAGGTTGTCACCGTTCCCGGCAAGGTGAAAGACGAGAAAGGCAACCCGAAACCGATTATCAAGGAGCAGACGAACACAAAGAAGCATATCCAAGCGGACACGGCGGCAATCATATTCACGTTGACCAATGGCGACCCGGAACATTGGAAGAACAAGCAATCAACGGAAGTGACCGGGAAAGATGGAAAGGATTTGTTTGCGAGCAAGACCGACGAGGAATTGACAAGCACAATTGAAGAACTGAAAAGGAAATTGGAGTAATGGCAGCAACAAGAAGCGAACGGATTCAGCTTATCCAAGCGATGCAAGAACGGCTTTATCGTGAAAGTCGTTCCGATTTGTTGCGCTTTACACTTGCCACGATGCCAACATTCCGCCCGGCTGATTTCCATCGCCGATATTATCACGTCTTATCCAAGTTTGCGGATGGTGGCGTGAAAAAGTTGATGGTATTCATGCCGCCGCAGCATGGAAAATCCGAGGGTTCAACGCGCCGTTTGCCCGCGTACCTGTTGGGGCGCAATCCGGACTTGCGCTTGGCGGTCGTTTCCTATTCGGCAACCAAGGCAAAAAAGTTCAACCGCGAAATCCAACGTGTGATTGATACGCCGGAGTATCACAACATATTCCCGGAAACAACGCTTGGTCAATCCAGCTTTGCCGATGATTCCGGGCGTGGTTACATCCGCACAACCGAAGAATGCGAGATTGTGAACCATGTTGGCGGATTCAAGACGGTGGGCGTTGGTGGTGCGTTGACAGGTGAACCCGTGGACATCCTAATCATGGATGACATTTACAAGGACGCGAAAACGGCATGGTCGCCAATTGTCCGTGAAAACATATCCGATTGGTACGATACCGTTGCAGAAACACGTTTGCACAACGATTCGCGCCAATTGATTGTATTTACCCGATGGCATGAAGATGACCTTGCGGGCAAGTTGTTACGCGAACAAGGCGTTTATGATGCCAAGGACAACCCGAATGGATGGGTTGTCGTTGTGTATCAAGCCATCAAGGAGGGCGCGCCGACCGAATATGACCCAAGACAAGAGGGTGAACCATTATGGGCGGAACGACACAACCTTGAAAAGCTGCAAGCCATCCGGAAGCGCAATCCACAAGTGTTTGAATCCTTGTATCAACAAGACCCGCAACCACGCGCCGGATTGATGTATGAAGCCGGATTCGTTGAATACCTTGTGCGCCCGGCAACGCTGCAATTGCAACGCCGTTGCTATGTTGACACCGCCGACACGGGCGCGGACTACCTTTGCGCCATCGTATATGACGAAACGGAAATTGGCAATTACATCGTTGATGTGCTTTACACGACAAAGCCCGTTGAGTTCACCGAACCCGCCCTTGCCAAGATGTTGACGAAACACGGCGTGGCGCAATGTATTGTCGAAGCGAACAACGGCGGTCGCCTATTCAAGAACAACGTGGAAAGGCAATGCCGTTTGCTTGGCAATGGCAAGACCAAATTCACATCCTTTGCCCAGCGCGAGAACAAGGACACGCGCATTTATTCCCATTCGGCGATGGTTCAGAACTTGACATTCATGCCGCAAGGATGGAAACATTTGTTTCCGGAGTTTGCAAAGGCGATTTGTGGCTATCTGAAAGCCGGACGCAATGAACATGATGACGCGCCGGACGCATTGACCGGAACGATTGAGAAACGCAAGCAAGGCAAGCAAACGAGCGTTGCCGCCCTGTTTGGTCAAGTATAATCAAAACAACAAAAATGATATGACGATACAAGAAATTTTTCAGCTTGCAACGGCAAACGATGTGATTTCCGAATTGAAGTCTTGCCGTTTCATTCCACAACCCGATGTGGAGAGTGCAAACAAAGCACTTGACCCGAAGTTGCATGATATTATGTCGCCGATAATGCGCCCGGATAAGCGCGTTCAAGTTTCGGCGGATGATGAAGCGGATTCCGCGCAAAAGGTTATTTCAACCGATGGGGAAAGCACCAATTTCAAGACGGTACGCGTGGCGCGTGTCGCCGTTACACTCCAAAAGTTGATTATCAAACGCGCGGTGTCATTCGTGTTCGGTAATTCCCCGGCATACAATTCAACGCCGGAGAACGAACAGGAAGAAGCCGTTGCGCGCGCCCTTGACCGCATTTTGTATGGCGTGAAGTGCAAGTCGTTGAATCGCAAGATTGGACGTTCCATTTTCGGATATAAGGAAGCCGCAGAATATTGGTATCCGGTTGAAAGCCCGAACACGAAATATGGCTTTCCATCGCAATTCAAAATGCGTTGTACCATCTTTTCGCCCGCCTATGGTGATACGCTTTACCCATATTTCGATGAAACGGGCGACATGGTGGCGTTTTCACGTTCCTTTGCCCGAACCCGTGATGGTGTTGTAACGACCTATTTTGAAACGTTCACGGACACCGAACATTGGTTGTGGATAAACGGCGCGAACGGATTTAATTGCGTTGATGGTTATCCCAAAAAGACGGGCATCAACAAAATACCTGTAATATACGGACATCAACCGGAGTTTGAAACCGAGGATGTGAACGCGTTGATTGACCGATTGGAAACATTGTTGTCGAACTTTGCCGACACGAACGATTATCACGCAAGCCCGAAGATTTTCACGACCGGACAAATCAACGGATGGGCGCAGAAAGGCGAATCCGGCGCGGTCATCGAGGGCGAAGAGGGCGCAACAATGCAATATGTGTCATGGCAGCAAGCACCGGAAGCGGTCAAGTTGGAGATTGACACATTGTTGAAACTGATTTACACCATCACGCAAACGCCCGACATTTCCTTTGATGCGGTCAAGGGATTGGGCGCGATGTCCGGTGTGGCGTTGAAGTTGCTTTTCATGGATGCACATTTGAAAGTGCAAGACAAGTGCGAAATCTTTGACGATTACTTGCAACGCCGTGTGAATGTCATCTTGGAGTATATCGCGCAGATGAACACCAGCTTGGCGGATGCGTGCGAATCCATTATGATTGAACCCGAAATCATCCCTTACATGATTACGTCAGACATTGACGATTTGAACTATTGGATGACCGCAAACGGCAACAAACCCGTTGTGTCGCAAGAAGAATCCATCATCGGCGCGGGTATTTCCAAGAATCCGGAAAAGACCATGAAGAAGTTGGAAGAACAGGACACGCGCGACAATTCATTCATCATCGGTGAACCGCAATTGGAGGGCGATGCGTAATGCCACGTTATCCAAGAACAACAAGAACCCCGGCAAAGGAACAGGCGAAGAAGCCACAATTCCGATGCCGGGATTGCGCGGAATCATACGATTGGCATTCCAAGGCGATTGATGGGCATTTGATATTGTGCCGTTGCAAGCAAGACCACAAGACGGAATACGGGCGATGGTGCAAGTTCCTCAATGACCTACAATGTGAACATTTCAAACCAAGAAAGAATGAGTAAAACGAACCTTTGCGACAACTGCAAATATTGGGTGCGTGCGTTTGACAATTTTTATTGTTGCGTATGCGCCAAATGTCATCCGGGGGATGATGGGTTTTGGTGTTGTCGCTATTACACCAAGAAGTAATGGCAAAAAGGCAGAAAACAACACTATTTTCCATACAAGGATGGGACGCAAGGCATTACAGGACAACGGACGCGTATGTTCAAGCCGTGCAAAGCCTGTATGACAAGGCGACCACGGCAATCACAAGGGCGGCAGCGCGCGGCAAGATTGACCCCGACAAGCCTTTTTCGTTTGATATGTACCCATCCGTAAAAAAGGAAATGCAGCGCATCACGGAACAATTGGCATCCCGTGTGACAACCGTCATCGAATCCGGTTCAAAGAAACAATGGCTTTTCGCTTGTGCCAAGAATGACGGGTTCATTTCATCCATCATGGACACATCCAAGTTGAGCAAGGCACGCTTGAAGAAGATGCAAGACCGCAACTTGGATGCGCTTTCGGCGTTCCAAAGTCGCAAGGTGGAGGGAATGAACCTTTCGCAACGCGTATGGAAGTACGTTGACCAATACAAGGCGCAAATGGAATCCGCCCTTGATGTCGGACTTGGCGAGGGAAGAAGCGCGGATGAACTTTCCCGCGATGTCCGGCAGAACTTGCGCGAACCGAACCGATTGTTCCGGCGTGTTCGTGACAAGCGCGGAAACCTTGTGTTGTCAAAGAATGCCCGTGCCTATCATCCCGGACAAGGCGTTTATCGTTCCAGCTACAAGAACGCGATGCGCTTGACACGTTCGGAAATCAATATGGCGTACCGGGAAAGCGATTACCAACGATGGCAACAATTGGATTTCGTTGTTGGCTTTGAGATTCACCGGAGCAACCACGAACCATTGTGCAAGTGCGACATTTGTTCAAAGTTGGTTGGGCGTTATCCCAAGACATTCAAATTCAAAGGGTGGCATCCACAATGTATGTGTTACGCCACGCCAATCTTGATGGATGAAGAAACATTCGATGCAAACGAACTTGGCGACCTAAAAGCAGCATTGCACGGCACGGAATACAAGCATTTGCAAGCCAAGAACGTTGTTTCCGAAATGCCAAAGGAGTTCACCGAATGGGTGGAACAACACGTTGAAGCGCAAAAGGGATGGTCATCAACGCCATATTTCATCCGTGACAACTTTGTTGATGGGCGACTTGACAAGGGCTTGAAAATAGAAATGCCAACGGTCAATGTGGATGTAATTGCGGCATATCAATCGCAAATTGCACAGGCGCGAGCAATGGCGAACAAATGGGGTTTGAATGGAAGTTTGCATTCGCTTGATTCCGCCGTTGCGTCAAAAAACATCGCCGGAATACAAACGGCAATTTCAGACATTCAAAGTACGGCATCAAGAATGGAATCCGAGAATGCTGCAATCCGTTCAAGATGCTTGGAATGGGGTGTTGATGTCACGGAACTTGATATTGCCATTGCATCCGGAAAGTCGGCAAAAATCATGTTGGCGTTTGATGTGTTGGATAAGCGTTGCGATGAAGTACAACGCGAATACAAGGCATATATGAACGATGCACAACGCACAATAAAGGCGGCAACGTCCATGAATGTTGATTCAAGTGATGTGCAAGCCGATATTGTAGCCGTTACAAATGACAAAAGCGGATGGGCATCGCTGAAAGCAATGATAATACAAAGGTTGAACGACTTGAAGAAGAAAATTGCAAATTCATCATCAACGGCGATACATCCAGCATTAAAAACAACATATACGACCCATGCAGAAGTAAATGACACATTCAAAAAAATAAATGCCGGATTAACGGAAAAATGGTTTGAACATGATGATTTGGATTTGCGCGTAGAAACCAATCCGGGGAATAATGGTTCAACAAACATGAATGGAGTTTTGTTATTAAAGGCAGACCGAATAAGCGGGGTTATGTCTGCATTGGGAAAGATTGGGCAAGGCAAATGGGGCGACATCACCGATATTGAAGCGGATGCAATGGCAACACTTTGGCATGAAATTACGCACAACAGGAACAAGCCGCAATGGATTGGTGGAGTATTCCAACGGGCGAATTTTTGCAACACGAATATGCAACGTTCATACATGGAACTTGCAAACGAATTTGTGGCGCGAAAGACTTTACCGGAATTTTACAAGATTCTTGGATGTCCGGCGACACCACATCCAAAATATATGCAATCGCGCGCGTCAACGGGTTACAACCGGATGGTAACTAATTACGATTATGTTATCAAAAAATTGGGGCTTGATGCAAAAAAGGTGTTGGATGCCGTGCGTGAACATCTTTATGAAAAGCCGTATTGTGACCAAAAAAACGGTTTGATTGATGGATTGGCAAAAGGTGGAATCATAGACAAACATGGCAAGCCATTGAAAAAATCCGTTCTTAACTCTCTTATCAAGACGATTGAATGTACCGATGCAACATATTCATGGAATGGTACAAAATACGTTACTAAAAGCAAAGAACAAGTACTTGATGAATGGTTGGCAAATAATGACGTTATATAACAACAAAGGTGGCAAGGAAGCAATGTCCTTTCCACCTTTGCCAAGTTTAATCAATTATTGTGCCTGTTTTTATCGCATCATTTTGAACGATTGCGGCATCCTTTTTTGCCACGCCATACATTGAACTTGCGGAATCAAACAAATCCTTGTTATTTGTAAGAATGGCATATTTCATCAGATGTTCGTATTTCGTAGAATCCGGAAATCCTTTGTAATACGATTCGGTGTAATCGCCACCGATTATTTCTTTTCGCGTTTCAGCATCTTTGCAGAAATCGAAAATTGTCTTTCCTTTTATTTTCATTTTGTATTTGGGTTTTTGCGGCTCGTCTTCTTGCGTTGAATCACCCCACGGCGGATGATTACCTTATTGTTGCGGTATGGCTTTAGTTCCGTGATGCCATAATTCCACAACCTTGAAGCAGACACGCCAAGTTCATGCGGCGTGAAATGGTCATATATGGCGGCGATTGAACCGAAATAATGGTTGTCATCGTCACCGAATGAAACATGATAAATCGTTTGTCCGTACATTGTCATTTGTTTAATAAGCCTTTGTATTCGCACGAATCACCAACAGGACAACCAACGCATCTTGCTTTTGTCGTATTTGACAAATGTTTCTTTGGGCAAATGGCATTCCCCAATGAATCATATTGGAACAAGTTTTGCAAAGGTATTCCCAATTGAAACCCGAAAATGCGAATCAAGTCACACACGTTTGAAATATATCCATTGAACACCGTTTCCCATTCCCAATATGGCGCGGGGAACATATCAACATGAATCGGAATGCCATATTCGTTTGGGAAATGGACAATAAGGCGAAACGCGGCACGTTCGGCATCGCCGTTCGGCTTTGTTAGTTCAATTAGTTGGTCGGATGATGTTTCCCAATACCCGACATGAATTGCACGCCCTTTGTATGCAAAGTCCGGGCAATGTTTTTCTAAAAACAAAGCTATTTGAGCGCGTAATGAATTGTTTGCTTCAACATCCATATTATGTAATATTTATATTTTACAATAATAACCCCTAT